GCCTAGCGACACATATGACAGAAAGGCACGAAACAGAATGTCCACTCTATTCGAAGTCCGCCAGGACACTCTCACCTCTTTGGGGGACGGCAACACGCCCCCGGTGCCCATGACGCGCATGGGTATCCCCGTGCAATCCGACAAGTGGGACTTGCTCGCGCTCTCCGGCCGGATGTTCACCACGTTCCAGGGCACCGTCGGCACCGCGATCACGTTCTCGGCTGCCGACAACGCGGGCGTTGTGGTGACGGCGCCGAGCTTTCGCTTCACCGTGCCCACCGGCTACACCGTGTTTCCGCGTCGGCTTTCGCTGGCGCTGATCCCCGGTGCGACCACGGTGGACAACGAGATTGCCCTGATCGTCAACAACGCCGACTCGTACACCTCGGGTGGGGTTGCCCTCACGCCGCGGAACTGGCGCACCGATGCGCCGCGGGCCAGCATCGTGACCAACTGCGTGCACTGCTCCGGCGCGGCCATCACCGAAGCGGCGTTCACCGCCGTGCGGGTGCTGGTCCAGGAGATCTATACGCCCGCCGCGGCCTACGCTACCAGTTTCAACCTGAACATCAACAAGGTGTGGCAGTTCGAGGAGTTTATCCCGGTCGTCGGCCCGGCGTCGGTCGTGCTGTTCGTGAGCGCCAAGACCGCCGCGGTGACGGGGTACTTCTCGATGGACTGGGCGGAAGTGCAGACCGTCAACGTCAAGGCCGGTTAACAGCAGGTAAGGGAGAGCCATGCGGTATAGGGTGACGCGGTATCACAAGATCGGCAATACAGAGTACCAACCGGGCCAGGTGTTGGAGATCGACGACCCGGACTATGCCGCATGGCTCAACCGCGATATGCGCGGGGGCTTGGAAGAGATCGTAGAGATCCCGCCCGCACCAGAGCCGGAGCCTGAGCCGGTGCGGGCCATCGAAAAGCCCCCGCGCGATCGCATGGTGCGGAGACGAAAGACGCGATGACGATCACCAACGGGTACACGACGCTAACCAAGCTGCGCGCGCGGCTGCAATTCCAGAGCACAGACACGGCTGACGATTCGATGCTGGAAGCCGTCGTCACGGCCGTCTCGCGGCTGATCGACAACTACACGGGGCGGCGCTTTTTCAGTACGAGCGCCGATGAGACGCGCTACTACACGGCAGAGTTCGCGGACCTGCTGTTCCTGCCAGACGACGTGATCAGCATCACTACGCTATCCACCGATGCGGACGGCGATCGCACCTACGAGGATACCTGGACAACCGCTGACTATGACCTGGAGCCGTACAACGCGGCGCTGGACGGCGCGCCATACACGCGCATCGAAGTAACGCCCAGTGGGAGCTATGGCTTTCCCATCGATGTAGCCAAAGGGGTCAAGATCGTGGGCAAGTTCGGCTATGCGGCCACGACGCCCGCACCGGTGGAAGAGGCGTGTTTGCTCCAGTGCGAGCGGGTGTACAAGCGCAAGGACGCGGTGTTCGGCGTGATCGGCTCGGCTGAGATGGGGCAAACCATGGTGATCCCCAAGCTGGACCCCGACGTGCAGCTCCTGCTCAGCGGGTACCAGCGCGTGCAGGTGGGTGCGGCATGAGCGACGTAGAGGTCAAGATCGAAAACCTGGACGAGGTGCTGAGGCACATCTCACCGGAGATCTACGCCGAGCCGCTGCGCAAATTCTGGGGGCGCGCCGCGATCACCGTGGAAAACCTGGCCCGCGCAAAAGCGCCGGTGGACACGGGGCGGCTGCGCGCGAGTATGGCGCACGAGATCGACAGCGCATCGCCCCCGATCTGGGCCAAGGTGGGCAGCAACGTGGCCTATGCGCCCTACATGGAATATGGCACGGGCACGCAAAGCGACGGCCCAGGGGGGCGCGGTGGCGTACACTGGCCTCCGCCTGGGGCGCTGGATGTGTGGGCGCAGCGACATGGCTTTCCGAGCGGCGCGGTCGTGGCCAAGATCATCGGGCAACGCGGGGGCTTGGAGCCGCGGCGCTACCTGCGCGATGCCCTAAGGGACGCGCAGAGCCAGATCGGTGGATTCATCGCGCAACTGGCAGCCGACATCGGCGCCAAGTGGGGTGGGTGATGGTCGCCACCGTGGTGATTCGCAGCATCAAGCAACGCCTGGCCGCGCTCGCGCGTGCGGTGGATGGGATGCGCGCGGCGCCGAACACCCCGCCGGACGCCATCAACATGTTCCCGTTCGCCATCACCTATCGCATGAGGGCGCGCACCTGGGGCAACGACGCAACGTGGAAATCATCGATCAAGACGTTTGCCATCGACATCCACCTCTCGCGGCTCCCGGACATTGGCAGGGCCCTGGACGCCTGGGACGAGATCCCCGAAGCGCTGACTCAGGCGATCGTCAGCGACGAAGCGCTCAACGATACAGCCACCTGCGTGACCGAGGTGCGCGACGAGTTCCGGGCCATGAACTACGCCGGGGTGGACACGGCCGGGTATCACATCGAGATCGACATGACCGTCGAATCCGCTAAATCGTGAGGTAACACATGGGAATCAAGACACTCAGACGTTTGCAGATGGGCGCGGAGAGCACGGCAGGGACGGCCGTGGACGCAACCTCCATATGGCGGGGCACCGGCGTGCTTGTCGATCGGCGCGAGCTCGTCTACCCCGAAGAGGACTCGGGCATCGTGGGCGGCGTAGGGCGGAGCTATATCCCCTACCATGAATCGGGCATCAAGCTGGATGCCACGCCGGTGACGTTCGAGCAACTGCCGTACCTGCTGGAGATGGGCTGCATGACAGCCACGCCCTCGGACGACGGCGCGGGGTCTGGGAAAATCCGCGTTTACAACTTCCCCACCAGCGCGGCCGGGGGCACGCTCAAGACGTACACCTTTGAGGCGGGGGACGACCAGCAAGAGGAAGAGGTCGAATACTGCTTCTGTACTGACTTTACCATCTCGGGCTCGCCGCGCGAGGCCTGCATGATGGAGGCCAACCTGGTGGGGCGGCAGACGACCAAGAGCACGTTTACCGGGTCGCTGACCGCACCAACGGTATACGAGGCGCTGTACGGCAAGACAGCGCTCAAGTACGACGCCATCGACGGGACGATGGGCAGCACGGCCAAGGCTGCCACCATGCTGGGATTCAAGCTCAACGTCAAGACCGGGTGGAATCCGTTCTATGGCGACGGCAACGATTACTTTGCCGCCCCGGTCTTCACGGGGCAAGAGATCTCTTGCGACTTGGCGCTCCGTTACAACGACATCGGCGAGGCCATCGAGGACGCCATGATCGCGCAGACGCCGCTGCTCTGGCGCATC